GTCCCCAGGAGGTTGTAGTTGTATTTGGAACAAGTTCGATTTTAGTAACGTGCATAGAGTCTAAATACGACTCTCCACGCAAACGAATAAAACTTCAATACATTGCAATTATTATATCTGTTCCTGTTCCCGGAACTGAATAATTGGATCACATCTAACACCATTTACTGGAGGTCTCTATATCTTCTCCAGAATATCATACAGTATCAATTCAGAGTACTGATTATTATGATTTCGATCTGATCTACATTTTAAGTTAGCTACCATCATACAATCAAAATTCATCATTATATGATTGTTGAGTAGTCCACTTTCTAATATATTGAACGCACCACGCGATCTCGTGGCACATAATAGCTGCTCATAGCAGCCTTTCTTTTGTTACAACATGACTTAACCCCATTTATGCAGTATCCATTCGCTTAAAACTTCGTGAACAAAGTATCGATTCACGTAAGTATAGAATGTTGCCTAGCTGTACGATGGACTCTTTAAGTAAATGAGTTTCATTAATCTAACGCACTAGAAGTTATTGTCAATACTGTTTATTATACATTTGGTTTCAGTAACCGTACACCGCGGTTATAGGGTATGTTGCCTTGCCCGTCATTCCCCATCTAAGTATATGAACATGAGTTATTATCTCTGTCATCTGATCAACTGTTGTTAGTATAATTGTTTAGAGAAATCTTCCAATGATACCCCCCCTAGCCTGTTTCACTATGAATAATCTTCAAACTAGCGGAAACAATGACAACAGCAACAACCAGGCTTCCGGTACTTCCGGTCACTTGAGTTACGACTCTTGTGTAAAATTTCAAAGACGAGTAATCGCCAAAAAGATTGCTCTTCTTAAGGAAGCTCGCGTCTCGCCCATGATGAGACCGCAAGCTGTCTCCTTCCCTGTCAACTTAGTTGCATTCTTCGAAGGTCACTTACGCAATAAACTTTCGGATGTAGCTATGTCTAAACTAGAAGGACTTCTTGCTCTCTATCTCGCGCTATCTGACGTCCAGTCTTCGACTGGCTTTCTTGCTGTGCTTACGCTTTATGCTAAGACACACAACCATGCTTCTCTTGTCTCTCAGATGAAGGGAATCGTTGATTCGCTCTTCGATATGTCCCCTCAATCTTCAGACCGTCCCGCATGGCTCGATGCTATGACCAACTCTCTTACTGACTGGAAACTACTCGTATCTAATCCAGCTTTCAAGAAGGTCTCACGCGTCATTTCTCTCCTTGTCACTCTCGGTTGTGTTGAATCTCAATCTATCAACCTCGGAGGACTAGAACTTTTTTCCATTAAGGCTCAAGAGCGTCAAGTCAACGCTATTGACCTTGCTGATGCTGTCGTTGAGACTGTCGTCTTCTTCGCTGAAGGCGCATATCAATGCTTCGTCAAAGGATCTCTTAAGCCCCTTCTTTTCTCCAAATCTGAGATTTGTGAGATTGAGGAGCTTTATCTTGAGAAACTTAACCAATGGGAACACGTTCGAAACGGAAATCTCAAGAAGTTCTGTGGTAAAGATGAATCTGAGTTCGATCTCGAACTGGGCGAACTCGTCCAGAAACTTAAGGTTCTCTATCAGACACTTCCTTCCGGAGCTGAAAAGAAAATTGTTCAGCTCAAGTGGGAAAAATTGTCAGCGGTTGAAACCGAATTCACCGCTTCCCGCGTCAGAGGTGGACTTCGTAAGGTCCCCTTCTGTGTCAAGGTTTATGGAAAATCCTCTGTTGGAAAGTCTTCCTTCACTGATTATACCATGACTGCCGTTCTCCGCGCCGGCGGTTTTCCGTGCGATGATGACCACATCTGCACTTTGAACCCTGATGACAAACACATGTCCAACTATCGTTCCTACATCACCGGAATCAAGATCGACGACTATGGAAATACCAAGTTGGATTATGTTGAGGTCTCGCCCACTGATTGGCTTATTAAGATTGTGAATAACATTCGAACATATGCCGTCATGGCTGATCTTGCCAACAAGGGTAAAGTTACCATTGAGCCTGCTTGCCTCACAATCACTACTAATGTTGAGGACTTGCATGCTGGAAAACTCTCGTATGAGTCGGTATCTATTGCCCGTCGTGCCCATGTGCACGTTGACCTAAAAGTCAAGCCCGAGTTTTGCAAGGTTGACGAGTTCGGTACTCGCACCCACATGCTCGACTCTCGGAAGGTCTTCAACAAGTATGGAGATTCCGATCAAATCCAAGACCTGTGGAATATCACTATCCGTGCTGTGGTCATCGACCCTGACACTAACACTTTCCACTTTGAGAACGTCCCTGAACTCGTCGATGTAGACATTCACACGTATCTTAATTACCTCATCAAGGGTGCCAAGAGGCACTTCGAGGAACAAGAGGTTTTGGTCAACAAATGCTCTAGTATGAGCGAGCGTTTGCCCTGGTGCGAACGCTGCAAGACTTTCACCGAGTATTGCGAATGTTGCCCCGAAGAAGAGGATCATGATCCTCAATTCGGAGAGCGCCTTGCAACAGCCATGACATCCTATGGCAGCCAATGGAAGTACGGTTTTCACAAACGCCGTCTAACCGTTGAAACTAAGGTAGAAGATCTTTCCATCACCGCCCTTCACACGGCTGTGCGCTGGTTTGAGAATTCTCCTTATGCTGTTTGGACTAATTGGATTCCCGAGTCGATGATGGACAATGACTACGTCAAGTCCTTCATCATGTACATCGATTCGGATCTAGTTGCGGCCGAAATCAGAACTTATGTTATCTCAATGGTTCTTGCTTATGCATGCTTCGTCATGTCCTTTGCCTATATGAATTTTAAGCTAGGACTTTTCGTTGCTATTGCACTTGGTCTCTACATGCTGTCGGCTTATGCCGCAGTTGTTGAAGCCAAGAAAGAAGCTTACATGAACCACCTCCGCGACCAGCGTGGAGTGTTGGGAAAAGCATTTGAAGATGTCCGCGACAACCATGTCAAGTATGCATGTGGATTGTTCGCTGGGCTCTCGGTTCTGTATGGAGTTTGCCAACTCGTGAAAGCACTTCGCAGTAATCTTACTGCTCAGGGGGTCTTGCGCCCCCGTAGTGTGGCTGACATCCAAGAGCGTGACACCCAAGTTAACGTTTGGAAAAAGGATGATGAAAAGCCGCATGTTCCGAGTGTCTCGGGCGCCACAGCTGGTGCTAAGGACGCTCTTGCTGTAGCCGAAAAGGCTGTGTGGACTATTGAGTATGAACTCGAAGACCGCACTCGTTTTTCCAACTGTTTTGCCTATAAATCTGGGGTCATCCTTGTCCCCTACCATTCCCTTCCCAAGACAGTTGTGAAAGCAACCGCCATTTTTGGTTATCGTAAAATTCCTTTTATTCTCAATCCGGAGCTCGTTGAACCTTTCGCACAGGATCTCGTTGCGGTCTATGTACCTAACACGGGTCCTTTGAAGGACATGAGCTCTTGGTTCGCCAACGATTATTTGCGCAAGCCCACTATCGCTACTATCCTGTTTAACAACGATGGAAAGAAGCGTGATCGCACTATGTGGCAATTTGTGCATGGAGCCTCTAACGGGGCTGCCACTTTCAATGGCTCGTATTACGAACTCGTCAAGACAACAACATTTGGCGGTTTGTGCATGGCTCCCCTTATCAGCGAGGGTAAAGATTGCCATGTTCTCGGTTTCCATTTAGGTGGAATCGAGGGTACTAAGAAGGGAGTTGGAATTGCTGTAACTAAGGGGATGATTGATCAGGCCGTCGCACGCCTTCACAAGCGCAGTGCTTCGTTCATCCCCGCCCCGCAGGCTCGTGAGATTGATGAGAATGTGAATGGACTTCAAGTGGCCCTGTCTCCGGACATCCACTACAAGAGTCCTCTTCGCTACATTGACTCCGATTGCCAAGTCGAGGTGTACGGATCTGTCTCCGGACGATCTACGTACAAGTCTGAGGTGATTCAAACACCAATCTCTGACACTGTCGAACGTGTATGTGGAGTGGCCAATAAACATGGTCCTCCTCGTTTCGTCGAAAAAGTGACAAGAGAAGACGGTTCTATTTCTAATCAGTCTTGGAAACCGTGGTATGCTTCCCTAGATGTTAGCAGCCACCCGTCTATTGGGTTTGACCCCGCTTCGGTTGATCGGGCTCGTGAGGACTGGCTCTCTGGTATGAGGGAAGTCTTCGATGCTCAATCTGAACTATGGAAAATGGACATTCGCCCCTTGAGTGATCTTGAGGTGGTGTCGGGCATTGACGGTAAGAAATTTATCGATGCAATGCCGGCCGGTACTTCCATGGGATACCCTATCAAGGGTCCCAAGCGCAATCATCTGATTGACCTTGAACCTACTGAGGACCATGCTTGTCCTCGTGAGTTCACACCTGAAATCCAGGAATTGATTTCGGCTTTCTATGCACACTGTGATGCTAATGAGATGCCCAATCAACCCTTCAACGCGTCCTTGAAGGATGAACCGACCGAACGAACTAAGGAGAAGGTCCGCGTGTTCCAGGCTGCCCCTGTGCCGCTTCAACATGGTATTCGCAAATACTTCCTTCCGATTGGTCGCTTCATTTCCTCTAATCCTCTTGTAGCTGAATGTGCTGTTGGTATCAACGCACATGGCCCAGAGTGGGATGAACTTTCCCGCTTCATGGCTCACTTCGGTGAAGACAGGATAATTGCTGGAGACTACTCTAAGTATGATCTTCGCATGCCTGCTCAGCTTACAATTTCGGCTTTCTCGGCCATGATTGAAATCGCCAAATGGTCCGGGAATTATACCGAGCGAGACATCAAGCGCATGCAAGTCATTGCGTTTGAGGTTTGCCATCCTCTTATTGCCTACAACGGTGATATGATGCGCTTTCTCGGTACCAATCCCTCTGGTCAGAATATGACTGTCTACTTGAATAGTGTGGTGAATAGCTTCTTGCATCGCCTCGCTTTCTTTGACTGTTATTCTCAGGAGGAGCTCCGTTCTATCGGTTCGGAATTGGGCCTGTCGGGCCCTGCCAAGTTTCGTGATCTTGTTACTCTTGCTACCTACGGCGATGATGCCAAGGGATCTGTCCGCAAGGGATATGATAAGTTCAACCACGTTTCTATGGCTAACTTCCTTGAGAAGAATGACATGAAATTCACTATGCCTGACAAAAAGTCGGAACCCGTTCCATTTATGTCTCGCTACAGAGCTGATTTCTTGAAACGCAAGGATCGCTTTGAGCAAAAGCTTGGTGTCTATGTTGGAGTGCTGGAAGAGTCCAGTATCTTCAAATCTCTGCATTCTATTTTGAGGTCGAAGACAAACACTCCTGAAGAGGTTTGCACTATGAACATTGAAGGCGCTATGCGCGAATGGTTCTTCCACGGTGAGGAGACTTATGAACTCCGCCGTGAGCAAATGAAGACCATCGCTGTTGAGCACAACCTACCTGTTCGCGACCTCGAACTTAGCTTTGACGACCGTGTTGAAGCTTGGAAAGACAAGTATGTTCCGCAATCTGGCGAGAAGCTGGAATCGCGATCGACTGAGTCTCTAATTGCTAATGCCACTCGTGTATCAAACAAACTGTCTAAGCGTGTCGGACTACACGACTGCAATGGATGGATTGTCGAGATGGCTCGCATGTCTACAGAACTCAATGAACGCCTTGTCGTTCCAACAGGTCCATCACAACCTGTCGTCTATGATGCTGAAGATGAAATTAGTGAACTCACTCGTGCTACGCCCGTTACGACTGAAGACGAACTACAAGATCAAGTTGTTAAGTTCATCGGAAAGCCGTTAGCGCGCGAGTACACTGTCTTTGCTGACTGTATCGGTAAAGGCGACCTCTTGTATCGTGACAAAAATACATACTTAGTCATTGAAACCAAGAGAATCGTCGGCCGTGAGGACCAGATGGATAAGGTGAGGATGCAGGCCAGGAAGTATGCTTCCAGTTTGCATAAGCTGCAGCCAAATGGGACTGTATATGCGTTGACCTACACTGAGTTGGGCTTCTCCTTCGTAAAGAAATACGGAGTTGCACCGATTCCAGCAAAATGGAAATCGTTAAAAGCAGTTCTTGGCATGTAAGCTAAGTACGGCTCCGGGCAAGCTTATAATACTGCGTCCATCTAGGATTTGAAGATCTGAACCGTGTGAGCAGCGGTTACTGCTTGATTCTAGATTATTATCCTCGCTCAGAGGTGGCGGAGAAACCATAATTTTCTCCAAGCCGTGTTGTGTCTTTCATGGGTTAGAAGGCACGATATTAAGGTAACATGACCTGCTATTTTTCAAAGGAGCCAAGCCGGAAGCTCGAAGTCAATTTTCCGGCCCTCAAGTTGTAACCGACAACAGCAATCGGCTAGGGATTGTATCCCGAAAACTGAGTCGTATCAGAATCTTAAAGCGATTCCCACGACCTTTTGGTGCCCAACGACAGGCATCAAGCTTAACGCCTTTCCGGAGGTATTGGCGCCAATTCCCGAAGTGGAAAAAGAAATTTACCACTACGTGCCTCAATCGGGTGAGGAGCATCAGATCGGCGTGTCAGTGTCCGAGGGAACGCCTATGGCGACCCATGAGATTACTGGTTTTTCCGATCAGGATGCTGGGTGGACTGCTAAAGTTGGTAGTGCCTACGACTCAACTATGGATCTTGCTTCAAATACTGATAGCACTCTCGGTGACTTTCTATCTCGTCCCATTCGTGCAGCAGATTATAGTTGGGTAGTTGGACAACCTCTCTTTCAGCAATTCAACCCATGGAGTACTTTCATTACCAACCCGAGAGTAGCGGAAAAGCTCGCGAACTATGAGCTGCTTCGTTGCAAGATGAACATGAAAATTGTTATCTCGGGCACTGGTTTCCACTATGGACGTGCTCTCGTTTCGTACAATCCGCTTGAGGGATATGATGATATCACCGTAGAGCGCGATTTCTTTGACATCGATTTAGTGCAGGCAAGTCAGAAGCCGCACTTTTTCCTTAATCCCACCAATAATGAGGGTGGTGAGATGGAGATGCCATTCTTCTTCCTACAGAACTACATGTCCCTGTCAAAAGGTGACTATAATGATATGGGAGAAGTTAGCATTAAGGGATTCGATATACTCAAACATGCAAACGGAGGTGACGACCCTGTCACCATTACAGTGTACTTATGGGCCAGCGACGTCGTTCTTACGATGCCCACTAGTATTACTGGGACTTCTACTTTCACTCCTCAGGCTGGTAGTCGTCCGAATAACAAAAATAGGACTCAGACAAAGAAGAAACCGCAGAAAACAATGAATAGCGGTGACGAGTACGGGCAAGGTATCATATCCAAACCCGCGTCTGCAATAGCGAAAGCTGCAGGCATGCTTGCTGAGATCCCTATGATCGCACCATATGCTCGTGCGACAGAGATGGTGGCAGAGAAGGTTGGCATGGTAGCTAACCTCTTTGGATACTCTAGACCACCTGTAGTGAGCGACATTCTCCTACAGAAACCGTCTCCCACGGGCAACCTGGCCAACACCGACGCAGCAGATGCTGTAAACCGTCTTACTCTTGATTCGAAGCAGGAGCTAACTATAGACAGTCGAACAGTCGGACTAGATGGCCAGGACCAAATGGACTTGTTGGGATTTGGGAAGCGTGAGTCATACCTCGGAAACTTCGAGATGAAGACCACAGACGCTCCCGATACCATTCTCTGGAACTCCTATGTCACGCCAGTACTGTATAGGCAGGGCACTACGGGAGTACCCGGAACTGAATTGCACCTTACCCCTATGGCGCTAATCAGTCAATATTTCTCCAGCTGGCAAGGATCTATCAAGTTCCGATTCCAGGTGGTGAAGTCCAATTTTCACAAGGGGCGTATTCTATTGCGCTGGGACCCTAGGTCCCATGATTCTAATGTCAGCTATAACACTGTTTATTCAAGAGTAGTTGACATCGCGCAGGAAGACGACTTCGAAATTGTCATTGGTTGGGGTCAAAATAGACCCTTCCTCGGTTGTCCGCAAGTAAGTGAGAACACCGATCCGTACTTCGGGACCACGCGACTACCAACTGATAGCTCCAATAATATGAACGGAGTACTAGAGTTGAATGTCGTTAATAGTCTCGTTAGTCCTTCGGCTGACTCCGATATTCGGATTAACGTCTTCGTGTCTGCATGTGATGACATGAAGTGGGGAGCCCCCGGCCCTGATAAGCTAAGAAACCTTCACCTTTTCCCTCTCCCGGGACCAGCAGCGCAATCACTAGCTGCGCCGGCCCGCAAAGATGAGGATGGAAGGGCTGTGGACAAATATGTTCCACAGTCTGGTATGATGGCTGCAGATGTTTCAGGTACAACATCATCAGATACTGACAGACCAGTAGATGTTCCATCGATCCAAGATGTGTCATCAACACTGGGTGAGGACGACCATCAGATGGAAGTCTTCTTTGGTGAGGCACCGACATCATGGAGAGAAATTCTTCGTCGATATGTCTACACCCGTACCTGGGTCGCGCCAGCGGTTGCTAACAACCAATTGGCCGTCAATAACCTACGCATTAAGGGTTTACCCTATGCAACCGGCTGGGATCCGGATGGAATTGATACTGCGTCCGATGATGTCACACCGTTGACTGTCGGACAGACCCATATCCTGACTTTGCTAGCCCCGTGTTATGCGGGATGGCGAGGAGGGCTTCGTAAGAAGTTTCTCTTCCAGAACAATACTACCAACCCAACAGTTCAGCGTTACGGATTCCTGGGCAGTAATGGGTGGCAACAGTCAATCGAGAGCACTAATGGCTTGAGCTCGGACTTTGAGAAGTTCTTGAGCGTTCGCAATGGTCGCTTTACGAACGCTGGAGCAGCGGCTACCAACCTCGGAATTAATAATACAATCGAGACGGAGCTGCCGTTCTATAATGCTGTTCGCTTTCAATCCGCACGCCAACCAAATGCAAGCTTTAACAATGGCTCGCATTCTCTGCAGGTCCAGACTATCTCAGTTCAGACCGACGTAGGCGAGAGTTTTGGTTCCGCTTTCCAAGATTGGACGGCGGTTGGAGAAGATTTCACTCTTTTCTTCTTCACAGGCGTACCGATTATCTACAGATATGAGGTGAATGAAAATACAGGTCCTCCTACATAGGCGCCTTGTATTTCTACGTCACTGGTTTTCGGGGGGTTCCCCATATAATGAACCCCTCACCAGTCCCTAGGGTGGCCCTAGGGAGCGGCTTGTTTTAATAATAGGTCGTTGCCAGGAGCTTTCGAGCTCAGCAGATTATGCAAAATTATACCATAAAGGTTTTGTCTGCTGAGCTTGGAGCTCGGCAGTACTTTTTCCCTGATGGTCACAATTTTCATGACTTGCACTGGCATATTTTAGGCAACAGAGCCACCGGAGAGATGCATACTCTTCGTTGTGGTTCTGTCTATCATAGTCAGGCCACTTACGC